TGCCGACGCAGCTCCGCAAGTCCGAGGGACGCTGGGGGCGCAGCTAATGCGCTGGGCGTCTGAAGCAATTGGCGCAGCAATCCTGCTGGTCATAGCGCTTGGGTTCATCGACGTGATGGGGCCTGAGTACACTTGGTGGAACCTAATGGTTCAATTTAATGGGAGTAATTAAATGGAAAAGATTGTAATAAGTTTTGAGCCTGCCGACGGGGATAGCGTCGCCAAAATCATCGCCTTTGGTGTGACTGAGGCAATGCCATTCAAAGTCAACGGCAACGCCTTCCCGACGGTTAATCAGACACCTGAGCCTGAGGTTGTGGCGCAGCCCGCGCCGCCGGCAAAGACAGAGCCGGCTCAGGCTAGTCGTGTGAAAAAGGTGTCGTACACCCAAAAAATCAAAGCGTGGGACTTGTACGACTTCGCGGTGCAGGTTTACGGCAGAAACGACATGACGTTTACGTCACGCGAGCTAAAGGCTCAGTGGGCGTCGTGGGGTCGTGAGGGGTCAAGCTCCATCTCAAGCCACCTGCACAGGTTTGCGCTGGTCGGCCTAGTGAAGCGGGTCGGCGGCAGTTATGGCGGCGGCTGGGAGTGGGCAATCGACAAGATCGTCAACCGACGTGAGCTAGAAAAGCTGTACGCCAACCGGAAAAACTTGAAGAAGCCCGCAACATCGGCGCGTCAACGCTTGGCGCAGAAATTTGGCGGTGCAAAATGGTAGGCAAGTTGACCCCAGACGACATTCTCACGGCATCAGTGCTGCCCGCAGCGATGAATATGTCGCCCTTTAAGACACCCAACGATGCGCTTGCAAAGGCTATCGCGGTAATCGACAACGAACCAGACCCAGACCCGTTCAACGGCAACGAGGCGACGTTCTGGGGTGACAGGCTAGAGCCTGTCATCTTGGCCGAGGCTATAAAGCGGCTTGAGCTGGTCGACGCGCAGTTAGAGTTTGACAGCGCGTTCATGCACCCAGAGCTGCCGTTTGCTTGCAGCCTAGACGGGCTGGCGACAGGCTCAGGCACATACAACACAGACGTTGCGGCGGGCATTTACTGCCCCAACGGCCCTGTCACGCTGTCCGGCAAGGTTATCTTGGAGGCAAAGAACACCTCGGCGCCGCCCACAGACAGCGCCCAAGCTGCCCGTGGGTTGTGGCAATTGCAGGGTCAGATGATGTGCACTGGCGTCGACGCCGGCATAATCGCGACCCTGTTCAGGGGTGGCGAGCTGAGGCTGTTCATGTATCAGGCCGACGTCGCTATGCAGTCCCGCATCGTGCACACGATCCACGACTTCGAGCGTCGCAAGCGTGACCGTGACTGGTATCCGGTCGTTAGCAGCTCCGACGGCAACACAGCTTATAGCCGCGTAGACGACGGCGCGCCACCGCTGACGCTAGACGACGAAATGTCTGAGTGGCTGGCGCAGCTAGTCAACGCACGTCAGGCTAAGAAGATAGCCGAGCAGGATATCGACGAGGCCGAGGCAGCCCTGAAAGAATATATGGGCGGCCACGAAAAAGCCTCTGGGTCGGTCGGTAATGTCGGTTACACAGTGCAGTGGCCGATGCGTAACTACAAGGCGTCTCCGGCCAAAATGACGCCGGCAAAGCCTGCTCGGCAGGTGAGGCAGAGCACGCTGGTGATCAGGGAGGACGCACAGTGAGGCCTCTAACGCAAAAGCAACAAGCAATGCGTCTGGCCATCTTCCAGTACCGCCGCCGCAAGGGCGTCAGCCCTACGGTGCGGGAACTGGCGGAGATTACCGGCCGCAGCGTCACAGCCACTCAGGCGTTAATAAATCAGCTTGTGAAAAAGGGTGCGTTGGTTCGAGAGGCCAAACACCCCAGATCACTCGTCACAACATAAGGGTTAGACAGATGACAAAAAAACCACACTTTGAAAAAGACCAGCTCGTCAGCGTAACAGGCGAAAAGGGGCACCTAGTCACCGCAATGGTCAGGCGGGTTGAGCCTGTCGGAGAGGACACCTACAAGGTGGTCTACGAGGACATGCAGACCGGCGACAGGTTTGAGAGAAGATACAAATACGATTGAGCTAACAGCCCCCGCCACTGTGCGGGGGTTTTTATTTTCATTAATAGGGTTGATATTAAAATGATATCATCATATATTTGTAGGGTAACAAGGGAGATTTGATATGACACATACAACGCACATCGAAAACCGCGAGGCTTGGGAGCGCGGGCGTGACGCCGCTATTAAAGCTAACGCGTCTATCGGGCGCAACAAGCGTTGGATCGCCGAGGATGAGACGCGCAAAGAGATCGAGCGTTTTGTGGCTGGTGGTGGTAGCGATTTTATCGCTGATATGCGCGACGCGCTGCATGAGTGGGGCAGTCTGACAGAAAGCCAAGAGGCTGCTGTTCGCAAAATTATGGCACGCGAAGAACAGCGCGCCGCCGAGCGTACCGCAGAGTGGGAAGCCGCCGCAGATTGCCCTGCCGGTCGTGTCGAGGTTTCCGGCGTTATCATCTCAACTGACATCCGCGAGACCGCCTTTGGCAGCCAGTGGAAAATGCTGGTGCGTGATGACAGCGGCTTTAAGGTTTGGGGGTCAATCCCATCAAAGCTGCATGAGCCCGCCGAGGAAAATGGCGAGTGGCTTACCGGCCAAGCTATGAAGGGCAAGCGCGTGTCGTTTATTGCGGCAATCGAGCCAAGCAAGGATGACCAGAAATTTGGGTTTTTTAAGCGCCCAACTAAAGCCAAGCTAGAGGTTTGACATACGCGTTGTGGTCACTTGCGGTATTTGCTGACGGCGCGGTTGCCAAACCAGAAAGACATAATCGCAGCGAACAGTCCCTGCGTTTCACCGCTCCACAGAAGCTCCACAGCGGCCTTCCAGTCTCCGCCGCTCTCTAATACCTTCACGACGATAACAGCCTCCACGGCGCAAAATAGGCCGAAGAAGGCGTATGTTATGACAGGACGTACAGAACCGCGTAAAGCATTAACAAACCCTCCAGCGTCAATGGATCGGTCGTGCTCATAAATGCCCTTGCTTTCTTCAATATCCGCTTCAAAATCTAGTTCCTTCAATCGCAGCTCTGACTGCGCCTTCATCAGCTCTAGTCGCTGCTTGTGTTCCTGCTGTTGTTTAAAGTAGTTAAGCACCTCCGGCAAAAAGCTGGTGCCAAAGCCTAACAGGCTACCCAACAAACTCATCATTTTGTGTCACCCTTACTGTTAACGTAAAGTCCAAACCAAGCCGCGCCCGCGCCGACAATCACCGAGACGAAACCGGCCTGAGCGTTATTCGGCTCCGGCAGCGACATAAACCAGGTGCAGGTCTTATAGAACACCAGCATATAGCTCAGGATCAACAGGCGTGGGATTACGCGCCACGCGTCAAGCTGCTGAGGTGTCATCCGCCAAAGCCCTAAATCTAGCCGTGAGCCGCTTGGCTCTATTAGGCACCTGATCAAACCAGCGGCTGTCTTCCGCCTCTGCGGCTACAGTCAGCCACGCCTTCGGGTCTTCCATAGCCTCAGCCACGGCAGCCCACATTTTCTTGAATTTGCTGAAGCGCGGATAACCGAGGTTAAAGCACTGGTTGCACAACGCCAACGCGCCGTCAGGATACTTGAGGTCAAGCTCGTTGAAGTCGACGCCGACGTTTTCACACAGTCGGCGGCAATCCTCAACCGTCACGGCGATGTCGAGATTGAACGCCTTACGCACGCGGTCTTCAGAGACCTCAGTGCCGACCGGCAGGCCGTACTCTGGGTCGTGTTCTTTAATTAAGTGGCCAATTCCGAAAGTTGGGAGATGGAGGTGGTCCAAATATATCTCGAATTTACAGCCCTCATCTTCGGCCAGCTCCTCTCTTAGCGCGTCTCTATTCATCGCCTTACTTGCCTCGCAATTTCGACAGCAGCCGCCCAAGTGTCTGCCTCGTTTTCCGCAGTAAAGTGGTGACCCTGCAACCTTTTACTGAGCTGGTTGACTTGACTGACGTGAAGGAATACGCAGTGACGGTGTTTAATGCCACATAAAGCCAAGATGTCATAGTCCGACCAATCCTTTGTGTTATTCGGTTTTTTCTTATTCTTGCTTCCAGAGCCAAGTTGAAAATGATAGCACGGAGTTCGCTTGCCTTTTTGTAGTATAAAGCTCGAAGCCTTAACTTGTATCCTAAGCATTTCGTTATTAGTGTTGGAAATAGCCACTCCATCGAATTTATCCTGTGGTGCAGGGGCATACGCCCACTCTTGTGAGAGGATCGACATTGCCGCGCAGTGTTCGCCAATTAACCCGGTTCTGGTTTCGCTCAATTTTTAGACGCCAGCCATACAATCCAAAAAAATATGCCAAAAGATACAACACCAAGTGCGCATATCGCAATAGCCTCTATGACTTTCTGGCGCGCCTCTTGCTGCTTGTAAATCATCTCTTGGCGCTCTTTACGGATACGGCCTTCTAGCTGTATCAAGTCAGCCCAAGCCTGCGGGCCGTAAGTCATTTGCAGGTATTGTTTAAGCTCGGCGCGCTGGCTCTCCAGCTTCTTTTTGGCGGCGTAAACTTGTAGCGCCTCGCTCTGGACTGCGTCTGCGCCCTTTAGCTTTTTGAACAGCGGCGGGTTTTTCGCCTGCTTCTCGGCTTGGTCGATGTCGCTGGCGGCCTTCATCCAGCGAGACACGTCGCCTATGCAGCTCTCCAGCTCACGGCCAGCCGAAACCATTTGCTTGATTGTGTTAAATGCGGCTGTAGCCCCAGAGAGCGCAGCGCCTATCGTGATCGGGTCTATGACAACATTCCTTTTCTTAGCGGCAGGCACTTGTAAGATTTTGCTAGAAGGTCGCCGGGCAGTTTGCCAATGTCCTGTGCCATCTCATGTACGCGCTCAACGCAAGCCTCATAGGACGGCCAAGGGCCGCGAAAGTCATGCAGCTCATAGCACAAATCTGGTGTCGATAAAGAGCAGGCTAACACCACTGCCTTAAACATCAGTCTTTGCGGCTAAGTACCTTGTCGAGCTTATCTTCGACACGGTGCAAAGCGTCCATTACATTCCTCATATCGGAGCGCACATCGTCCTTTGTGGCGTATTCCTCGCGGGTCTTGTTCAGCAGGATATTGAGCCGCTTTTGCTCTTTGCTAGTCTCGCTCAGAAACCACGCAAGCCCAGCCACAACCAGGCCAATGAGTGTGTCGATAAGGCTGGTCATCTGCATCAGTCAGCATCCGCTATGGTCAGAGTGCCAGCTTCTACCTGACGTTGTATCTCGTCGTAGTGACGGTTGGCTGGGTCGAGGGGTACTGACATTTCAACGCCGTCAACAACAATTTTAATGCCTCTGTTTTCACCGTCAACAGACATATATTGCGCTGATGTAATGTTTATACTATCCATATCTATAACTCCGCATCCGCCGACCACTGACCGCCAACGTAGCTAACACCACCACTACTTACATAGTAAGTACTATTATCTAAAGACCCAAAAGTTCCACCTTCAGAAGCAGTCCAAGTATTACCTAGTCTTGTCATAGTAGGTGCTGCCCTTTTTAAAACAACAAAACTTCCGGTTATTACAGGTGTATCTACCTGAGCAATTCTTCCATATTCATAATACCGCTGGCATTTAGCAAACTCATCGCCATAGCTGCGGTGTTCAAACGGCGTGGCTGTGTCGCCTACTTCGAGTTGGACGCCTGTGAGATAAAAATTATCTGAAGTGCTGTCTATTAAATTTACTGCGTGACCATCAGCAAAGGCATTGCTAGTATAGGCTTTCCAAGAAGTATTATCTGTTCCTGTATAAATTGAACCAGCCGCTAAAAGCCAGTATATACGCAGCCCTTCAGTATTCACGTTATCAATTATACCTGTAGTATCACCAGCAAATGTTATAATTTTTTGTTCCCAAGTGTTTGCTGATGATATCGTATA